ACCTAAAATGGCCCGCAGGTGGGAGGCCGAGGAGAGCAAAAATGGGCGGAAGTCAAATAAAAGTAAGAAAAGGGATGCGCGGTAAGGGAGGAAAGAAGAAATAATGGCCAGATCACTAAAGGACGAGCTGCGTCCGGAAGAGTTGACTGAAGAGCCGGAAGAGGTTGGAGCAGGCACGCCGTTAAACCCACTTCTGTTTGATTTGGACGAAACTAGGCAAGAAGCGCTGATTCAGGTAATTATGGAAGATTACCGAAATGCCAAGGAGTCTAGGGAGCAGACTGATTGGGGTACGGACGTCGCAGGCAAGGGAATTGACTTTGATACAAAGTATGCATCACTTGTTGCTCTTTATGAAGGTAATGATGTTCAACGTCCGGAGGATTGGATGTGTGGCCGCTCACTGAAGGTGGCGCAATCCATTGTGGAGATGCTTGTATCGCGGCTATTTCCGGCAATTTGGAATGAGGACACGATACGTTGGAAGCCAGTTGAGTACACGGATAAGAAGCGTACTGATGATGTGAATAAGATTATGAAGTGGGTACTCACTGTGTGGATGAAGATCCGGATTGATGTTCTGGATTTAGTTCGTGGTGTCATAGCGTATGGCACCATTTTTACTGAGCCGTATTGGATGGTTAATAAGAAGGACTTAGGGGACACGCAGGAGGAGCCAGAGATTGGGCCCGATGGACAACCAGTGATGAATCAGGAAACTGGAGAGGCGCAATACATAGAGGCCAAGGTTCTCAGAGTGGATGAGCGGCCTGCAATCAAGCATTATTCAGTGGTAGATGTGCTCACTCAGCCGGGGGCAACAGATATACAGAAAGAACCTGTCATTACAAGGAAGAATTTCTATTATTATGAATTGGAGCAGGAACAGGCTGAAGGCATATGTCAAAACGTTACAGATAAGCTTAAGGATTCTATTGATAAGATTATCATTACGAAGTTCGGGCAGGAGCTGGAGAAGGCCGAAAAGATTCAGGATTTAAACGCGAAGCGCAGATCTTCAGTGGTCGAATGTCTCATTTGGCGTGGGCCGTTCGATGTCAATGAGGATGGCTTCCCGGAGGAAGTTACGGTTCGCGTTGCGGTTAAGGATGAAATCTTTCTTCAAGGGTTTGCCACATCTGCGATTTCCCGTAAAGGGGAGCGCCCGCTGGTGCAGACCAATTTCCTTAATCGCATGTTCAAACTTCTGGGTATCGGCGTGTTGGAACAGGTTAAACCTTTAGCGGAGGAGATCGACGCGGTTTTCCGCCAGATTCAAGACGCAAACACTCTTGGTATTATGCGGTGGGGTTTCTATGATCCGAATAGCGATTATGATCCTGAAGAGCACGTTGCCAAGCCGCGCGCTATGTACCCAGTTACGAATCCATCGCAGAATGTGTTCTTTCCAGATATGAACATCCCGATCGAGCGATTGCTCGCGGCTATCCAAACCTTGATGGAGTTTGTCGAGAGACTGACGGCCGCATCCTCTGTTGTTATGGGTAAAGAGGGTAAATTCGCCGGGGGCTCAGGTACGGCCACACGCACTCAGGCGATCGTGAGTTCTGCCGACGCTCGATTCAATATACCGGCAATGAACATTAGGGACGGGCTTGCGGCTATAATTACGCAAATCTTTGACCTGTGCTTCCTTAATATGCCGGAGGGATTGGAGAAACGCATATTAGGAGAGAATCATGAGCAGATCTTTGAAAGTGGACAAGCGATTAAAGAAGCGTTCTATACCCAAATGGATTCTTATTTGGAGCCGAATGCAGCATTTGGCGACATCAACACGATGCGCGAACTCGCCACCATTCTTTACGATAAATTTGTCTTAGGTGGAAACCCGTTGGTGGTAGGGTCAATGGATCGACTCTACCATGCGACCGCTGAAGTATTTAGGGCATACGGAGAGGAGCCTAAAGAGTGGATCGGGCCGGCGCCGGTTTCCAAAGAAACGAATGATCCGTTTGAAGAGCACACTATTATAAGAGAAGGGCGTGTGATTTCTCCGGATCCTCAAGAGAACCACTTGGAACATATTTTGGTTCATATGCAAATGCTCCAGAATCCTGAGATTGTGACCTGGCCAAAAGAAGCGGTGCAGGTATTGACTCAGCATATCGAAGAGCACAAGAACATGATGATCCAGATTATGCAATTCCAAGCACAACAGGGGGGAGCAGGTGGACAAGAAGGCGGAGGAAATGGCAAAAAAGCAACAGGCTCTGAAGGAGCTGCAGGAAAACCCGGTGCATCAGGAAGTGCTGCTCCGGCTCAGGACACGTCTGCTAACCAAACGCAAGGCTCAACGCTCGGCGCTGCTACAGTCTGATTCCATGACGGTATTCAGAATTGAGGGAGAGATAGCAGGAGTCGAAGAAGCCCTGAACATCTATGATGCTCAGGCAACTGAAAAAACGGATATTCCCACAATCCAGTATTAGTGGAGGAAGTTATGCCAAAGCCTGAAGATAAGGACAAGAAGAAAGATGATGTAGTCGATGGTGACGATGATGATATTGTGCTTGAGCTCGAGGACGATGAGGACCTTGAGGGTAATGAGGACGATGACGATTTAGAAGTTGATCTTGAAGAGGCGAATGAGAAGGCCGCACGCGAGGAGAAGGAGAGGAACAAGGCTTTCGCTAGCATGCGGATTGAAAACAAGGAGCTCAAGGACGAACAGGCAAGGATGAAGCAGCAAATCTCCGGCCTAAGCGCTAAACCAGCACCGAAAGCAGAACCAGTAGCTGACGGCATCCCAAAGACGGACGAGGAGTGGGACGCGCTGGCAGATAAGGATTGGAAGAGGGCGGTTGACCTCCGTAGCAATATGAACGCGCAGCATGTTATTGCTACAAACAACCAAGTTATCCAGAACACGAACGCACTTGAGAAGTCTAAAGCTAGAGTGCTGGAACGGCACCCTGAGCTGAATGACAACACAAGTGAGAAATCTCGTATCTTTCTAAACATCCTTAGTACCAACCCTGATTATGTGAATCATCCGAATGGCCCGATTTACGCCATGAGGGATATGGAAGATCATATGGAGACGGTGCTAGGGTATAAACGACAGGATATCGTTTCCGCTGAAAAGAAGGGCGCTCAGCGAGAGAATCAACGGCAACACCGGATAGTCCTGAATAAAGGAGGCGGCAAGACTCCAGGGGGCGGCGATCACGTAGTGACGCTGTCTAAAGATGAAGCAGAGTTTTGTAAAATCCAAGGGTTGGATCCCAAGGAATACGCTAAAACCAAAAAGAGACTAGCTAAGTCCGGTAAAGAAGGAGTGTCCGTATGACCACAAAAACTAAAGATGTAAAAGATATTAAGCAAGAACCACAGAAGGTGGACGCGGCGTCAACGGCAGACGCGCGTACGGTAGAAGTTCTTTCCGCACAAGACTCGCAGGTTTCTGATCTTGTTAAAGAGACGCCAAAGACGTTTGATGATTCAGCGGCTATTACATCTCTTAAGGAAAGGCAAGTACCGAACATTCTTGATTTGCCAGAAGAGTGCAAGCCACTCTACAAGACGAAATATCGGTTTCGCTGGTTAGCGAAGGATAAGAATCTTGAATCCAAACTCCGTTCGAGCATATGGATGCTTTGTACGAGAAATAATTCACCTTATATTAAACCGAATCGTTTTAAATCCCATGGTGCTATTGAGCAGGGTGGGATGCTTCTTGCTTTCTGTAGTGAGGCGGCCGGGAAACTTCGTGAAGAAGCGCCGGCAAAGCGCAGTGCTGATTTAGTTAAGCACTACACTGAAGATCTCGCTAAGCAAGGAAATCCAGAACAAGGTGGCTTTTACGCACCAGATCCGGATGAAGGTGAATCGGACGAAGGCTTAGAGATGGACTAAAATTAAACTTAAGGAGTGGAAATGGCAAATATCAATTTCCCACGCGGTTTACAGCCGTACGGTAATCTCCTTCGAGTTACGGAATATACACTGTCGGCAGCATATGCACAGGATCTCTTTATTTGGGATCCAGTGGAGATTGACGCTACCGGACGCAATGTTGTTATTGCGACCGCCGGTACCGGAAACCCTCTCACTGGGTCTATCGTAGGTATCTACGATTTGAATAAAGTTCCTTTGAATTACTGGGACAGCGGGCATGCGGGTGTTGGCTACGTTATGGTAGCTGACGATCCGAAGCAGATATTCACTGCTCAAGGGGACGGGGACACCACTATCCTTACAGTCATTGATGCCAATGGTAACGTCAATCTTATTGACGGGGCCGGAAGCACAGTCAACTACAGAAGTGGTTGGCAGATTGATGATTCGGATACAGGTGGAGCAACGGCGGGAGATCAGATTCGTTTGATCAAACCGGAAGATAGAGTGGATAATACAGTCGGTTTGGCTTATTGTGACTGGAAATTCCAAATTAACAACCATACGCAATCCGTCGGTATTGTCGGCGTTGGCGTCTAAAGGAGATAGACAATGAATAGATCGCAATTTAGTAAGTCGGTCGTTCCTGGTTTGTTCTCCTTCATGTCTACATCGTTTAAGGAGAGACAACCGTTTTATACGCAAGTCTCTTCTATGAAGACATCACGGAGAGCGTATGAGGAATCGGCGTATTATGCAGGTCTGGGATTACTCCCGGAGAAACCCGAGGGTGAGGCTATCAGTTATGATGACTTCATTCAAGGGCCCACCAAACGCTGGGTGCACGTCACGCGTGCTCTTGGTGTGAGGATCACAGAAGAGATGATCGAAGACTCGTTGTATCCTGACATTCCTACGGAAATGTCTGATATGACAAAAGAGCTTGGTCGTTCTGCCCGTGAAACCATTGAAATCCTCATTCATGATGCTTACAATGGCGCCACCAAAACAGCAGGTGATGGTCTTGCTATCTTTAGCAATGCCCACACCAAACTGGGTGGGGGAACATGGTCTAACTTGTTGACTCCAGCGGCTGACTTAGCGGCAACATCTTTGCGCCAAGCGCTGTTGAATTTTGAGAATACAACGGACGACCGCAGCAAGCAGCAAGTTTTACGACCGCGTATCCTTATGGTTGCGCCGGCGAACGAGTGGAAGACTCGCGAGTTGTTAAATTCAGGCTATGATCCGGAAAGTGCAAACAACGCGATCAACCCTCTTCAAAGCCGAAACTTGACCATGCTCGTAAATCCGTATCTTACGGATGAAGATGCTTGGTTCTTGTTAGGTGAGAAGAACCCGTTGATTACGTTTATGCGCCGAAAAGTAAAGTTCGCTAAAGATGGCGACTTCGAGACTGGCGATGCGAAATTCAAAACTTCGTTCCGTATCAGTTCAGAGGTTAACTATCCGATGGGTCTTTACAAATCTGCCGGAGCGTAGTTAATATAGGGAGGGGACTAACCTCCCCTCCCACTTACTTGTCCTTGGCTGGTAAGCCGCGGTTCAATTCCGTGGGGCAGGAAGGAGTTTCAAATGGGTTTAACTGTATTCCCTAATGGCGTAGCCACTGATCAAGACGGTGTCTTGCAGGGCGAGATCGTTGATATTTCAACAGGAGCGAGCTCTTGGACAGCTGCGCTTCCTTTTGATGTAGAAATTACCGGTGCTTATGTAACTCAGGAAACCGCAGTCACAGTTGCTTCAGCAGATGTCACGTTTGAGATCGGCGGCGTAGCGATCACATCCATGGCGGCTACTATTGCGATAGGCGGCGCGGCCGGAGATGCATTTGCTGCCGTGGCTCCAACCGGAGCGTATTCGTTGACAGCGGGGACGGCTGTCGAAATTATCACCGACGGTAGTTCGACAACTGCCTCTAAGGGCATTGTCGGTATTACCTACAAACGCGTCTAAGCAGCGGCCTCTGGGGGCGGGCAAAGCCCCCTTTTATAATGAAGACTGCGCGATACCAATTATATGATTGTGATCGCTGTGGCTTCACTTATAAGAAACATACGTTAATCCGGCAGTTGGGCATGTTGCTTTGCACCAGTTGTGTTGACGACCGGTCAAAGATCAAACAACCGCGGCCTAGGTTCTTCTCGCCGAGGGACGATAGTAATTCCGTTGCAGCCGTCAACGAGCCAACCATATTTCCAGTAAGTGCCGGCACAGGGATCGACACTATTAGCCAGTCGCGAGAGTATACTCGCGAAGGGGGTAGGTCTGTCTACCACATGTACATTGTGGGTAACGGGGGGCCTGTAAATATTACTGCAGTACCACAAATCGTCGACGGGCTTCAAGGCGATATTCTTACCTTAACAGGAACATCCGACACAAATACAGTTACATTTGAAGACGCAGCGGGCGTTGCTATGCGCAGTGATAAATACATGGTCTTAGGTGACGGTGATTCTATAACTTTTGTTTATAATGCCGACTTTGGTACGTCTGTCGGAGGCTGGGGTGTGAGCCAATGGGGATCAACTGGATACGGCTTCGGGGGCACCGCTGCGGCTTGGGTGGAAACGTCGAGAACTAAGGAGGCTTTCTAATGGGCACAACAACAACCAATTATGGTTTATATAAGCCGGCTATCGGGGAGACTGGTTGGGGTGCTCTTCGTAATACCAGCTATGATACTATTGATTCACAGGTTTTCACCAACGAAACAGCTGTTGCACTGAACACTACTCACCGTACCAGCGACGGGAGTGACCATACATTTATTGATCAGGATGTAACCAGTGGCGTGGCGCCCACATTCGTTGGGACAAACTTTACAGGGCTCGTCGCTGCTACAGTAGGAATCATTGATTCAGGTGCACTTATCACAGCGACGGACGTCGAGGACGCGCTTCAAGAGAACCGAACAGCTATTAATCTTAATACAACACACGCCTCCAGCGACGGGAGCCAACATACTTTTATTGACCAGTCCGTAGTGGTGGGCGCATCTCCTACGTTTGACGGGAATAACTTTACAGGAATGGATGCAGATGACGTTGATATCGCAGATGCTGGTGTTATCATAACAGCGACGGACGTCGAGGGTGCGCTCCAAGAGAATCGCACGGCCATTGATCTGAACACGACACACGCTGGAACGGCTGCTCCCCATAGGACGATTGATGATAATGGAGTAGCCTCGACAGATTTATGGTCGGCCGCTAAGATTAGCAGCGTTGTGCAAGGTATTGATTGGAAAGAGTCAGTGATTGATTTCTACGATCCTACAGCGTCGACACCGCCGGGACCAGGCACAGGTGATAGATATATTTCTACAGCCACAGCAAATGGGTGGACGGATACATATATCTATGAATATAACGGCGCTACGTGGGATGAGACCATTCCGACAGAGGGAGCGGCTGTATGGAATGAGACTGAAGACACTACATATACGTTTAATGGGGCAGCGTGGGTTAAGTTCGGAACGACTGTTGATCACCTTAACCTTCAAAACATAGGGACAAACTCTCATGCGGCCATCGACTCACACATATCTGGTGACGGCAGCGATCATAGCTTGGTTAATTCTAGTCTTGTATCTACTCTCAATTTTGTCATTGACGGTGGAGGATCAGCCATCACAACAGGAATCAAAGGAGACATCGAGATCCCGTTTGCGTGCACTATTAACCAGGTGACGTTGTTAGCAGATCAGTCAACCACGACGGTAATTGATATATGGAAGGATACGTATGCAAACTACCCTGCAACAGATGCGGATAGTATTACTGCGGCTGCTGTTCCTACTATTACGGCCGCGCTTAAAAGCCAGGACTCAACACTTACTGCATGGACAACCTCGATAACAGCGGGAGATTGTCTTAGGTTTAATGTGGATTCAACGGATAACGCGGAACGGATTACGATTTCGCTGAAAGTGACTAAGACGTAATGCCAGGTAATGATGTAAATACAAAGTTATTGTTACACGCTAACGGTGGAGACGGCGTAAAGAGCGCATTCGCTCACGTTAAAATGAATGAGGTGTCAGGGACGAATGTCGCTGATGCCGGTTCCGGTGCGAACACGTTCACAGCGTCGACGGATACGTCTAACCTTACCGTGGCTGGTAAGGGCGGACCTCTTAATACTGCCTTTGATTTTACAGCGGCTAGTTCAGAGTACATTAACGTTGATACTCTACGCACAGATGTTACAGCAGATACAATAGGTTCTATCTCTGTATGGCTAAAAAAAGGAAATGGAACGAGTGGGTGGATATTTAGTCTAGGAAACTCAGCTACTGCTACAGCATTAAATGTATTCTGGTCATCGACTGGTACTGATTTTAGGGTGGGTCTTACCGTAGACCCAACAGATTATTGGAATTGTAATGGGGCTAATACAGTTGCTACGGGGGAGTGGCATCACCTCGTTATCACACACGACGGTATAGCTCCAAAGATATATACAGACGGAGTAGAAGGCACAACCTTTTCAATAACTACCGATAAGACAAAATGGGTTGCTGATCTTACAGGATCCAATTATGGAAGAATAGGGTGTATCAATCAAAGCGGTGGCGGCAATGCGTTGTTTATGGATGGAGAAATGGATGATTTTCGTTACTTCAGATGCGTGCTTTCTCAAACCGAAATAGACGCGCTCTACGCTTCAGGCTCCGGCACAGAGACCTCTATCATCGTCGACTCGTCGGTGAGCGGAGGGCATACGGCCGTGCAGACGTTTAACGATGCGCAGTTGGATGAAGGAGCAGGGTTTATACAGACTGTTCCTGATGATAGTTCTTTTAGCGAGTATGCTGAGTTTAATGGGACATCCTCTTATTTCTCTGTTCCCGACCATGCTGACTGGGATGTTGTTGGTTCAAACGCAGATAGCTGGACGATTGACTTGTGGGTGAAGCATACAGACCATGCTGCCACAGAAGCCTATATGTCTCAATACCAAGGTGCCGCTGATTACTGGTGGCTGGGACATAGCGATTCCAGTAATGGAATTGCATTTCAGGCTGAAACAACGGCTGGTGGAGTCATTGTAAATACCGGTTATGCAGGAGAGATTAACGATACGAATTGGCATCATGTTGCTATGTGTAAAGTGGCCAGTGAATATGCCATATATCTTGACGGAGCACAGGTTAATTATGTCTCCGCTGCTTCCGTTGGGACATTCGCTGCTGATTTATACCTAGGAGTGTGGGATGGGGCAGGGTCGCCATTGTTCCGTTATGATGGAAGAATGGATGAAGTCAGAATACAGAACTCCAACGCTTTTTCAGCAACTCCTGTTGTTGGTTTATCAGATACAATTACTGTTCCAGTTGCCCCACACACATCAGATGCAAACACCCACCTTCTTCTTCATCTTGATGGCAACGCTGATGATTCAGGTAATACTACTCACACTGTAACTCCAGCTAACATAACCTATGGTGTAGGATCAAAGTGGAACAACGCATCGCTGAAGTTCGACGGGACAGGGGATTACGTAACCATACCTGACTCGGCTGATTGGAACATTGTTACTCCTGTAGGAAGTCAAACTATTGATCTTCAAGCAGCCTTTAACACCCATGCTGGAACAGATTTCTTAATGGAACAATGGAGCGGTGCAGCTGCTAATAGGTGGCATTTGACGCATACTGATGGTTCCGGATTACAATTTCAGATCGTTATAGGAGGATCAAATCAATGGTCATGGACATATAGCGGATTAGGGGAGATTACTGATAGCAACTGGCACCATATCGCTATGATAAAGGTAGGAACATTTTATGCTGTCTATCTCGACGGAAATCAGATAGGAATAGCATGGAGTCCTGCAACGGCAGATTATACTGGAACACTTGAAATAGGACAATTTCACGGAGCTAGTAATTACTTTGACGGCAATATGGACGAGATACGTGTCCAAGCCGACAACTACTTCTTAGCCGCTCCTAACTCTTACCCTGCGGCGTCTGTTCTTTTTAAAGGGGAAACGGGTCTTAAGAACTCCTGTGGTGAGATGAATGGGATCAGTGATTATTTTACTGCTCCCGACCATGCTGACTGGGATTTTGATTCCGGTGATTTTACAATAGATTTCTGGGCCAAGTTTGACGATGTCGGGACAGCAACCAGAGAAGATATTTGCGGGCAACGAGTTGATGTAAACAATCGTTGGTATATTGGGTTCAACCAGACTGGTGCTGGAACACCTGGAAAGATTCTTATTGAGTTTAATTCTACTTCTGGCGGTGTTGGTGGATTAAGGTTTAGGAGAGAAGTTGATGCAACTTTGGTTGGAGCATGGCATCATTTTGCTTTTGTTAGAAATGGGAGCAACCTTTATATGTTTCTGGATGGGTCGGAGATTACCGACGTTTGGCCTGGTGATATTGTTGCTGATGCTCCTAACGTTGCTTCTCTCTTGTACGTTGGGGCCATGCCGTTGAATAGTTATTATATGGACGGGACTCTTGATGAGTTTAGGATCTCAAAAGGAATAGCTCGTTGGACGACAGATTTTACTCCTCCGACGGAGAAATATGAGTCTGATGCTAATACCTCTTTGCTCTTGCATATGGATGAGCCAACGCTTACCACGGATTCAGGAAACACGGGTCACACGATAACAAACAACGGAGTGGATGATGTCATTTCAAATTACGGATATAGTGGTGGTCCGCCAGCTAATCCAAGAGGAACTTTCGCTGGGACTTGCCAGACCAATCCTATTGACTTCTGTCACATGAGGATGGAAGATAATACCGACGA